AGCCGCATACTACGCCAGTGGCGCACCTCCTTCAATTGATTCGACTACTGGCTGGCGGGCGGTAACGTGATGCCGGCCATCGGTCCCAACCTGATCGCATCATGCAAATGCTCAGGCGCAAGGTGGGCGTAGCGCATCGTCATGTTCAGCGAGGCATGCCCCAGGATCTCTTTCAGCGTCACGATATGGCCACCGCCCATGATGAAGTGAGCCGCGAACGTATGGCGCAGGATATGGCTTGCCTGCCCGCGTGGTGGCTTGATCGAGGTCGAGAGCAGGACCAGCCGAAACACGCCAATGCAGTTGGTGAACGGCCCATAGGTTTGCCAGTGCCTCTTGATCGACGCTACCAGCTCAGACGTAACCGGGACCATCCGCACCCGCTTTGACTTCGTATTGGCGAACACCAGGGCATTGCCTCGAATCCGCTCCGGTCGCAGTGCTTGAGCCTCACCCCACCTGGCCCCCGTCGCCAGACAGATCCGCGCGACCATTGCCGGATGCGGCGAGGTGCCGACGCGCTCGTCCAGGGCGGCAAGCAGCTCGACGATCTGCGGCTTGGTCAGGTACGCCAATGGTCGCTCTTGGAGCTTCACCGGGCGTATGCGAGTGAACGGACAGCCATAGTCGATCACGTCGAGCTTGTGCAGTTCGTTGTAAACGGCTTTGAGATACCCGAGCCGATTGTTGGCGGTCTTTCCGCTAACGCCTGCAGCGATCCAGCGAGCCCTTACCGCCGCGATTCGGGCCCCGTCCACCATGCGGGCAACCGGATCGCCAAGAGCCTTCGCGCTCGCTTGCAGAATCGCCAACCGGCGAACCCCATCGGATAACGAGACGCCGTGCAGCTCGAACCAGAGTTCGACCAGCTCTGAGAGCCTGCGCTTGTCCTTGGGCCTGGGCGACCAATCATGCGACTCGACCGATTTGCTCCGGCAGGTTGCCTCGAACCGCTGCGCTTCACCCTTGGTCCTGAACGTCTTGCGAAACCGCTTGCCCTTTACGGGCTCGACATCGACCTTCCAACGACCATCGGCGAGTTGTCTGATCGCCATCAGACCGCCCTGCCCCACCGTACATGCCGCTCTTGGAGCAGGTTCTTGATGTGCTTGTACAGATCACGCTCGCTCATGTCCTTGGCGGCGTAGTGGTCACGAATGACCGGCCAGCATTCCCATTCCTTCAGTCGATCAAATGCGGTTCTAGCGCCCACTCGCTCCCGTGCCAGCAGGCTTACGAAGTTTCCCAGGAAAAGCTCGACGTTCTTGCCCGAGAAGCCCCGGCTGGTCTTGTAGTACCGCTTGTACTCGGTTTCCTCGACCAGGGAATCGACCGGCACATCGACTCGCACGTCATCCCGAATCAGCGTCCAGATCGGCTCATATTGGCCGGGACGGTGGAGCAACTTGAATTGACCCAGCCCGTAGCGCCACAGGCCATCCAGATGCGCCGAGAACGCGGCGAACGAATCGGTGCCGATGGGTTCGCCGGTCTTCACGTCAATCGAGCCGCTGGCAAATTGCTGCACCACCGAATGGTGATAGCGCAGCTCGACGCGCCATACGTCCTGGGCCGGGTTGTAGTTATCCGGGTCACTCCCATCAAACGAATCTCGCAGACGCCAGATGCTTTCCCAGAAGTCGAGCTTGTCCGTCGCCCTGGCCTGTTCGGTCTTGTTGTAGATACACAGCTGGACGCCACCGGCTGAGCCGAACATCGAGGTCTCGCCCCGCCCGTAGACGCTGGACTTGGTCGCCCACTGGATCTCCTTGATGCCGGAGATGTCCCGGTGCGTGCGGGCCCGGCAATGCAGGCGAGCAACGAGATCGGCTGGCGGTTCCCAGCCCTGCAGATCCAGGGCGAGATGGACGGCGCACTGGTTGCGCTCGACGTGCGTCATCACGGCCGAGGCGTAGAAGTCCATGCGCTCTTGCAGCCGTTCCGGCGACAGCGCGTCGATGGCATGCGGCGAGACTTCGATTTTCAGGTGGGGCCCGATGTTCTCGAGCTTGGCGTTGAAGTTCTTGATGAGCAGGACGAAGCCGAGGTCGGCGTTCTGCAGCTTGTACTGGTAGCCCGAGTCGCGACCTACCCGCCCCGAGTGCCAGACGTGCCCGGCGAACTCGACCATAGCGCCCGGCACTTCGAACAGGGCCATGACCTCGGGCCGGATCAGCCCACGGTACAACTGGCGAACGGTATCGACCCCGCAACGCAGCAGGCGAACCTTGGAGAGATCAGTAATCCTGGCTGACTTGGTATCGAAGAAAAGCCGTCCGCTCGCTGTTTCCTCGAAATTCTCGTTTACTCGAATCTGGTCCTTAACGCTCATTCTCTAGTGCTCCAAATTGCAACGAATCGACACTGTTCAGCTGTGTTTATCTGACGTGTTACAGGGACGTCAGGGCGGCGGCGCCGCGCTGGCTCCGGCGCCCGTTGCGCTACGCTGACGCGCGCCGGAGTCAGAGGCGCGCACCGCCGTACTCACCGACGCCACCGGATCAATCACGCTGGTCACCGCTCCACGGCCCGTCCAGGGCGTGATGCGCTCGCCCTCGATGTCGCAGTACATGTCCATCTGCCCGGTGAAGAAGCGGCATTCGCCCAGGGGCACGATGCGGGTCAGCCCGCTGGTCGAAACGAGCACCACCCGGGCGGTGCGGCTGACCGGCCGGGCGTTGCCTTCCTTGCGCCAGTAAACGCCGGCATCGGCGGGCGGCGGGTCGCTGGGCGGTCGCCAGGAGCCGGTCGGGGCCATGACGTAGCCGCCGACGCGCCAGGTGAGCGACATCACCGGCCCGTCGGGCTTGGCGTAAACGGTGGCGGCCGCTCGGTTGGCACGTGACGGGGCCGGTGGCGGTGCGGCAGGAGTCATCGGGGCGGCCTTGGGCTCGGGCGCTGGCACCATCGGCGAGCTGAAGAACGCGCGCACGCCGGCGATGCCCACGACGCCGCCGACGACCACAATGCCGATCAACCCCCACAGCCCCCAGGAGCGCAGCAGCGAAGCGCGGCCATCGGCCTTGGACTCGTCGCCCACATCGCCCGTGGCCGACTGCGTGGCCGAGTGGTAGTAGCACCACACGGCCGGCTTAAAGGTGCCGGCGGTCTGCCGCAGCAAGGCCGACTTGGGCGGGCGCTGGCCCTTGGCGGCACCCCGGTAGATATCGACCCGGTAGTACTTCTTCGACTTCTTGACGATGCGGTAGGTGGTTTCGACCAGCAGCGTGACCCAGGAGGCGATCTGCTCGAGGTCCTGCGTCACCAGCACCACGCGCATCGATTGGCCCTTCTGATCGACGCGGTGACGGTGTTCTGCCAGCAGGGCCTTGTCGGTGAGCAACGCGGCGTTGGTCTTCTGCCCCTTCGGCCAGCGCCGCCAGAGTTCGTCCAGGACCAGTACACAGCCATTGGGCGCGAGCTCGGCCAGATCCTCGCGCTCGAACCAGTCCGCGGGCAGTTGCGCGATGGTCCCGCCGAAGTCGGCCAGCAGCGCGTCCACCTCCAGCGGGATATTGGTCACCACATGCCGGCCCTGTTTCAGGCTGGGGATGATGACGTGCTCAACGACTCCGTAGCTCTTGCCGTGGCCGGGCATGCCGGTATATGCGTCGATCGCCATGGGTCACCCGATGATCGGCAGGCGGCGGATGACGAAGCGGATCAGCGAGGCCAGCAGCACCGTGGTCACGCCGAAGTCGAGCCGGAACATGGAGGCGAAAAACAGCACCTCCGGCGGAATTGACTGCATGGCGTTGCCGGCCTGGTGGAAGAAGTCCGGCACCGGGATGGCGTTGAAGAACGAGACGATGCCTTCGGACAGTTGGTGAAAGACCCACTGCGGCAGGGTTTCGATGAAGTCGATAACCGAGTCGAAGGCGTCCTGCAGCCATTGCAGCAGCTTGCCGGGGAACGCCCAGACCCAATCAACGAAACGACCTAGCTTCTCAAGCATGGCGGCACCTCAGGAGGACAGGACGATACGAACGCCCAGCAGGCACCAGACGGCCAGCATGAGCGCGGAGAAGATTCCGGAGATTTCACCCCACAGGGTGCAGTGGCCATCGAAGGTGATCGGGCGGCCGAAGAGCATCACCGTCCCCGAGGGGCAGACGCCGGAGCCGGACGGAAAGGAGATCGCGCCGACGGCGCTGCCCAGCGGTGAACTGCGGATGCCATCGAACACATGGGCCAGCGACTCTTC